GCCGGCATCATGGACCAGAAGGCGACGATTGAGACGCCCACCGAGGGCGTCAACAGCATCGGCGAGCCGACGTTTACCTACTCCACGTTTGCTACTCGGTGGATTGCCCTGCTGCCGCTGTCGGGGGCCGAGCGGGTGGCCAGCCTGCAGACCGAGGGCACCGTGACTCATCGGGTGCGGATGCGGTACACGCCTGGGCTTAAGCCCAAGATGCGGCTCGTGAGCGAGGGCCGCACGTTTGAAATCGACTCGGTCGTTGAGCGTGGCCGCCGGGAGGAGCACGAGCTCCTGGTTACGGAGAAGCTCGACTGATGGCCAAGGTGATGACCGTGGAAGGCGTCGAGGGCGTGCTGCGTGGCTTTGCCGGGCTGTCGAAGAGCGTGCAGAGAAAGTACCTCGGCAGCAGCGTGCGGGAAGTCACGAAGTCTGCCATTCCTGAAATCAAGTCACTCACACCCAAGGGGCCGACCGGAAATCTTCGTCGTTCTGTGGGGCTGAAGCTTGAGAAGAAAAAGACCACTACCGCCGTGGGCATCGTGGGCTACCGTCGCGCAGCGGGCGGCAGCAATCGCGAGCTTGGCTTCCACTCGTGGTGGATTGAGAACGGCGTCAAGACCCGCATGGCCAAGGGCCGGGCGCTCAAGGTGCCGCTCGACCGGGCGAGGCGGTATCCGTATTTGAAGGGCAAGGTGGCCCTGGTGGGCGGCGACAACACGAGCATCTTCTTCCGCCAAGTGAAGGGCTTCGAGGGCACGGGCAAGTTCCAGGCGTGGTCCGACGCCAACCTTCCCCGGCTTAAGGACCAGCTCGTCGGCAAGCTGGAGAACAACCTCAGCAAGGCTATCGCCGAAGAAGAGCGCCGTGCCATCCGCCGCATCGGGAGCCGCTAATGCCGACCGTCACCCACATTGACGAGGCCCTGGTTCAGGTGCTGGCCGCCGACGCCGACATCGCCATGCAGGCCGGGAGCCGCATCTACCAGGTGCAGGCCCCGCAGGGCACGGCGTTCCCGTGCATCGTGTTCGGCCGCGAGACGCAGCTGAAAGACCCGTTCACGCACTCCCTCGGGCCTGGTTCGCTGATCCGGGCGACGTACACGTTTTCCTGCATCTCAACCACCCTGCTCGAGGTGCGAAACCTCGCGCGTGCCGTCAAGGCCGCCCTACAATACGTCAAGACAGCACGCATCCGGCTGGCCGTCGTTCGGAGTGATGACGACCAGCAGGAACTGGCCCCCGGTGGCGAGCAGCTGCCGGTCTATCGCACTGATTTGTCGGTTGATGTGACTTACAGCGAACCCTGAGCAAGGAGGCTCAGACTATGGCTCACGACATCGGACAGGGCACCTTCGTTACGTTCGGCAGCATCGTCGGCAGCGCCGCGACCCACTACAAAGTCAACAGCGTCTCGCTCGGCGGCGTGAGCCGTGATGTGGTCGATGCCAGCCATCTGCTCACCACGGGCGGCAAGGTGTTTCTCGCCAGCGAGTACTACGACCCGGGCGAGCTGTCGCTGGAGATTCACCACGACCCGTCGCTCAATCCGGTCAACCTCCTGACCAACGTTGCCAGCAACCAGGCGTGCAGCATCATCTTTGCCAACGGCGGGACGGCTACGGCCCTGTGGAGTGCGTTTGGCTACGCATCGTCATTTGAGGCTTCGGCCCCGAAGGACGACATGATGACCGGCACGCTGACCATCAAGCTGTCGGGCAACATCGGCATCTAAGAGCAGGAGGCGCGGACTGTGGCTCTGACACGCGAGGAGATTCTGGCCAAGCGGAACGTGCGGCCTCGGACACCTGTCGAGGTGCCGGGCTTGGGCACGGTGTATGTGGCCAAGTTCACCTCCCGGGACCGCGACCGGTTTGAGGAAATCGTCACCGGGGGCATCCCCGGCAAGGTGAACCTGCGGAACGTGCGGGCTCAGGTCGTGGCCCTGCTGGCCGTCAACGAGGACGGCACGCGGATGTTCACGGACAATGACGCCGACGCCATCGGCGAGTTGGACAGCGACAGCGTGCAGGCCATCGTGGACGCCGGGTTCAAGCTGAACGGCCTGAACACGGACGCCTTGGAGGACGCCGCAAAAAACTAGAAAGCCGGCCGGTGCTGCTGTTCCTGTACCGGCTGGCGTTGCAACTCGGCGAGTGGAACGTCGAAGGGCCAGGAGGATTGGCAGACCAGATCCCGTGGTGGCAGCTCGAGCGGTGGATGGCCGCCTTTCAGCTGATGCCGTGGGGCGACGAGTGGCTACGGGACGCGGTGCTCATGGCACAGAACTACAACAGCAACCGTCCCAAGGGCAAGCCGGCCATGCAGCCGCACGACTTCATGCCGGTTCCGAAGCGTGGCCAGACGCCGCAGGAGATGTTCCGCATTCTCCAGTCGGCCAAGAGGTGAGCCATGGCCGCACGCAACTTTGGCCGCGTCAACGTCTCCATCACGGCCAGCACCGGCGGCCTCACCGCTGGGCTGGGCCGGGCCAGTAAGCAGCTGGGCGGATTCGCCGGGCAGGCTCAGGGCATCGGCGGCCGGCTGACTGCCATGGCGGCCGGCTTTGTCGGGGCTGGCCGCTCGGCCACGGTGGCGGCTGTTGGCGTTAGGGCGTTGAGCGTGGCTGTTAAGTCGCTGCTCGCGCCGCTGCTGATCCTCACAAGCCTGGTCAGCATCTTTGCGGCTTTTGGCCGGGCGGCCAAAGAGCTGGAAGTTATTGATGATTTAAGCCAAGAACTTGGCGTTGCCAGCGGCGAACTTCAGGTACTCGGCAAGGTGGCAGAAGAAGCTGGTGCCAGCCAGGAGATGATGGTCGGCGGGCTGCGTCGTACGTCCCGGATGGTGGGTCAACTGGCAAGCGGCGCGCCAGGTGCAACCAAAGCGTTTGAGCGCTTAGGGTTGACGATGAACGACATGGCCGGTCTTTCAACCGCCCAGCAGTTTGAGCTTATCTCTCAAAGAATCGCTGCCCTGCCTCCGCACATGCAGGCTGTTGCGGCCATCGACATTTTTGGCCGGAGTGGCCAGGGCTTGTTGAACTTCATCCGCCAAGGCAGCACCGCCATTGGCGAGATGGATTTGTTGATGACAAACCTTGGCGTCAAGTTGCGAAACGACCAGGTTGCTGGCATTGCGCTTATGGGTGATGCCATGGGCAGGCTGAGCTTGGTGACGCAAGGTTTCACCAATCAGTTCTTGGCTGAGTTGGCTCCCGCGATTGCGACCGTTGCCAACCTGATTGTGAAGTTCTTTGCCGACAACGCGAGCGGCTGGAGCATGGCCACAACGCTGGCCAATGCTTTGGGTCAAGCGATTTGGGGCGTGGCTGGTGCCGTGACGTTCCTCTACGGCGCGTTCCAGGTGCTTTCTTCTTTCCTTGGCGTGTTCATGACTGGAGCCCTTGGGGCGTTTTCTGCTGTCACCGAGGCTATCGGCAACATGCTGTCCGCGATGGCGGACGCAGCTGAAGCGCTCCCCGGCATGGACGTGGGCGTGGCGTCTGGCCTTCGTAACGCTGCCGACTCCGTTTCGGGCCTGTCTACTGCCGCCGGCGACGAGGCCGAGCTTTGGGGCCAGGCTGCCGCCGACAACTTCGCAGACGGCGTGCGGAATATGTCGGACCCGTTCGCGGCGTTCGATGCCGAGTTTGCCAGCGTCACCGCAAAAATGCAGCAAGCCGGTGCCGCCGCCGGCGCAGCTGCTGGTGAAACTGCGGGCAGCGGCATTAGCGCTGCCATTGCCGCCAGTGGCCAAGCACTCAAGGCCATCGTCGTCGGTACGGGTGAAGGCGAAGCCTTTCGGAACAGCATCATGCGCGGGGCCGACCCGCGGCTGGAGGGTGCCAAGGACCAGGCCCGCACGGCCGATGCAGCCGAGCAGTCGGCCGAGAGCCTCGAGGAGATTGAGGCCAGCCTGGCCGGCTTGGGTGGCGGCATCGGCCTAGCGACCATTTCGGTGTAACCATGGCACTTATCGACGCACGACTACTGCGAAGCCTGGAGCTGTCTGAGTCCAAGGGCGACAAGGGAACCAAGCAGCACTCGGCCACGCAAAAGTTTCTCGTCATTGCGGACGGCAAAGACCCGTCTTTTGGCGAGATTCTGGACGACAAAACGCCGTGGACGAATCTCGGCGGCCGGCCGTTGCCGCAGATCGACGACGAGGTTATTGAAGGCGGGCTCACGTTCGTGGTGAACAGCCGCGAGTTGTCGCACTTCAAGGACAACGAGCGGGCCGTGGTGATGAGCGTCCGCTATGACGCCAAGCCGGAAGGGCCGGGCCTTCCTGAGCCGCAGGGCATTGAGCCAACGACGTGGCAGCGCATCACCATCCAGACGCAGGGCGTCACGAAGCCCGCCCTCGGCTGGTCTGACCTTAACGACGTGCCGGCATTCAGTAACGCGGGGCAGCTGCCGGCTCGCAACTCGGCAGGCGATCCGGTGGATGGCCTCGAGGAAGAGTCGGCCTTGGTGCGGCTGACCTACACCAACACGCAGGTCCTGAGCCCGCGATTCGACCAGCTGCTGCGGTACACGAACACGTGCAATAACGGTGAGTTCCTTGGCGGCCCCGAGTACTCGGTGCGCATGACCGGATGGAACGGCGAGTACGACCAGAAGAACAACGTCTGGACCATCAGCATTGAGTTTCTTTACAAGCCCGACTTGTGGGAAATCCCGTACTTCGACGCTGGGTTTAATGAAGTGGTTGGCGGCGACCGCAAGGCCATCCTCGACAAGGCCGGTAACCCGGTCGGACAGCCCGTTCCGCTCGACGGCAACGGCGGCCAGCTGACCATCGGCAGCGATCCACTGGTGCGGTATCTGTACCCGTACCAGAAGGTCAACATGGCTCAGATATTCGCGGACTGCGGCATCTAGGAGATAGCAATGGCAAATGAACTGAACGTCGCCGTGTCGGTACGGTGCAAGAACGGCAACCACGAGGAGAACTTTGCTACCTCGGGCCTGCAGTTCGACCAGGCCGTCCAGGGCTCGGCGGGTGGCATCGTCCAGATCGGCACGAACGTGGAGACGCTGTCGCTCGGCGACGTGGTCACTGCGGGCTACGCTGCGTTCCGCAATCTCTCGACGGCCACCTCGGGCACGGCCTACATCGCCCTGGGCAAGTACGACGGCACTACGCTGCACGAGTTCGTCTCGCTGCGTCGTGGCCAGCCGGCTGTCGCGCCGCTCGAGAAGACCATTACCATCGGGGCCAAGAGCTACGGCACTGCCCTGCCGCTGCGGTACGTCGTTTTTGCGGAGTAGCCCGTGACAGCCTTCGGCTTCAACGAGAACGACGCCAAGCGGATCGGCAAGGTCGTCCGCCTGGTCGAGCGCAACCCGGACAAGCCCAGCCTGGGCGGCCCCGACTACGGCAGTAGGTCGCCAGGTGTGCGGCTGCTGGTTGGCAAGCACGCCGGCACCAGCTGGGATGCGGGTTCTACTGCGGTCGTAACCGTAGTCAATGACGCCGGTTCTGCTCTTACCGTGGTGGCCTACAACCAGTTCATCGCCTTTGCTTCTGGCACGGCTGGTTGTACGAGCCGCTGGGTGGCTCTTGGTCACAACGGTTTTGGGTGGGTGCCGGTTGATTCGCGCAGCGACTGCGGCACGTGCATGACAGAAGCGGGCGGCGTAGACTTTCGGTTCTTTGCTGGCTACTCACGAACCACCGAGCAGGTACTCGGCCACGACGCTGGCGGCTGTATTAAGTGGTTTAGCACCACCACCTGCGCCACGGCAGCGGAATGACACTCATCACGCTCCAAGACGGCAAGGTCGTGCTGCGTGACGGCAAGGTCGGCACGGAGCAGGCGTGCTGCTGCCAAGATTGTCGCGTTGGGTTTTTGTTCTGCAGCAATAGCAATGCAACAGAAGAAAGCCGCGATGCTGACATTGCTGCTTTACAGCAAGAAATACAAAACGCCAATGTGCTTTCAGAAATAGAAAACGCTGGATATGCAAACGCGCGAGTAGAAATCAGTCTTGCTACCCTGGGTTTTGGGTTTACGCTTCGTGTTCTTGGCGATTGCTGCGGTGGAGTTGATGGGGAGGCAGAGCCGACCAGCATAACGTTAGAAGATTTCTTTGTGTCACTATTGTGCACGGGTCAAACAGTAGATATCTATCCCTGCAACCCGCTGCCATGATCCGCTGCCGCATGCGCCACCTTGAGGCCCGATGCCGCCAGCGTGGCTACACGCTGGACGAGGTACGGCCGTGCATCGTCGCCCAGGAAGGCGACCAGATCACGGTGGACGAGACGCATCCGGCTTACCCGCGGGCCAAGCCTGGCCTGGGTGACATGGTGGCCGCCGGGCTGTCTGCCGTGGGCATCACCAAGGAACGAGCCCAAGCGGTCGCCACCGCCGTGGGCGTGAAGGACTGCGGGTGCAAGAAGCGACAAGAGCGGCTGAACCAGTTGGGCCGCAAGTTCGGCATCGGTTGACACCGTCGCGACACTGACGGGCGAAAGGACGCGACATGGCCGGCTTTCCGACCGCACTAACTGGCGTGGTCTGCGGCCACGTCGCTGCCACAAGGTGAAGCATGGACGGCATTACGGAAGATGCTCGCCGGTATGTGTCGGCTGCCGTTGCTGACATGCAGGCGTCGGGCGTTACCGTCACGTTGGCGACCGAAGACAGCAGCGGCTTTGGTGGCGGAAAACTTGGCGGCTACTTTGACGAAGACGGTCCGACGTTCTTTGTTGCTCAAGCCGTGTCGCCACAAGTCTGGCTGTCTGTGTTTGTGCACGAGTATCAACATTTCCGGCAATGGCAGAGCAAGTCGCCAACTTGGACTGCAAAGCTCGGCGGCGACTGCTGTGCCTGGTATGTCTTTGACGCATGGCTGCAAGGAGTCGTCGAGTTGACGCCGCAGCAGCGCGATGACGCTTTACGTGTCATCCTTGAGTGCGAACGTGAGTGCGAGACCATGGCTCTCGCTGAACTCTCTGCACATGCTGGGCTCGGCCTTACGCCTGCTTGGTATCACCGTGCCGCAAACGTCTACCTAGCTTGGTACGGAGTCGCCCGGCTGCTGCGTCAGTGGTATCAGTTGTCGCCGTATGCGGATGAAACGCTGACGCAACTAATGCCGAGCGACAGGCTTTTGAGCATTGAAGAATCACTTAGGCCGTCGCCGCACATTTTCGGGGCAATCGCGGCCAATGTGTTTTCCGAAATTGCATAGGGAGGTAGCCGGTGGCAAGTGACCCCATCACGGACATGGCCAGGAAGTTGGCACGGTCACACCCCGACGCGCCTTCTCGGACGCTCGCCAAGCGGCTGGTGAAGGAGTGCAACGGGGCCATCACGATTGACCAGGCCCGGCAACGCATCCAGCGGCAGTTCGGCGTGCACGGCAAGAAGAATCTCAAGGAGATGAAACCTGCGTCCGTTCGTGCAAAGCGCAGTGCTGGCGAGATCATGGCCATGCCCAAAAGCGTGGCCGACTCGTGGACGCCACACCGGCTGAACGTCCTAGGCAACGTCGGCATCATGTCGGACGTTCATGTGCCGTATCACTCCGAGATCGCCGTGGCCGCGGCTATCGGCTTTCTCAAGGACCAAGAGCTCACCGGCCTGCTGCTCAATGGCGACATCGCCGACTTCTACGCCATCAGCCGCTACACCAAAGACCCCACACAGCGCGACTTCAAGGGGGAGCTCGAGGCCGTGCGGGACTTCCTGGCCTACGTGCGGCAGGAGTTTCCCGGCATCCCGATTGTCTACAAGGCTGGGAATCATGAAGAGCGGTGGCAGCATTGGTTGTGGCAGCATGCGGCCGAGATTTCCGACGATCCGCGTATGAGCCTGTCGGCCTGGCTGGAGTTGTCGAAGCACGACATCACGCTCGTCGAGGACCAGCGTCCCGTGATGCTCGGCAAGCTGCCGGTGCTACACGGCCACGAGCTACCGAAAGGCATGGCCGCGCCGGTCAACGTGGCCCGGGGCGTGTTCCTGCGGACGGGCTCGACTGGGCTGGTCGGCCACTCGCACCGCACGAGCAATCACGCCGAGTCCGATATGTGGCACAAGGAGACCGGGTGCTGGAGCACGGGCTGCTTGTGCGACTTGCGGCCCGAGTACGCCCGCATCAACAAGTGGAACTGGGGATTTGCCATGGTCGCCATACATAAGGGCGGTGCGTTTGACGTTCACAACTACCGGGTGATGCAGGACGGCACCGTAAGGACCGCGTAACCAGAAAGGCGACGACATGACAGCAGCGACTTTGGAGAGAGCGAACGATGCACTGCGGGCTGCCGTCAAGGACCGGCTCGACAACACGGATCCGAGCGACGACAAGTTGGTCGGCTACCGTGCGCCGCCGCTGGCGGGTTGCGAGCCGGCCCAGAGGTGTGCCGC